CCGTCGTATACACCGCCGATGTGGTCTGAATACTCCAGAAGAGACACGATCGATTCTGCGTACAACTTTTTGGTCTTATACCCGATCTCCGTGATCTGTGCGTTATAAAAGACACTGACGATCTCTCCATCTCTTTTGATATATACCGGTGTGTCATGGGACAGTTGGATTTTATCTTCCAGATAAATTTCCGCTGTTACTGAATCCGCGGCCAGTTCATCATTCAGAAGGCCGTTTTCCATGTGCATGGTCAAGGATTTCAAGCTTTCGCCAGCGAAGCTATAGGTAATCCCACCTGTACTGAATTCCAGGACATTCAATGTATCATACGGGCTTTTCTGAGCCTGTCCATAGTCTCCATCCAAGCTTTCCGAGCCGGTCCGTACATGGAATTCCACGCCATTTCTCCCGCTCAGTTCTTCTTGATCCGGCGCGAAGTGCATCGTGTTTATATACTCCATGTTGACGCCTCCTTACTCAGTTCAGCCGCTTCAAATCTGACCTTCATTTCGCCCCATAGCCACGTTTTCTTTGTCCATCTGACCAGTTTGTCAACGAGGCTCGAAACGTGCGCTCTGAGTACGATTTTCTTCCCATTCGACCACAATTCCACCGTATGTGATTCCACCGGAGCTGTCAGTAGGTAATAAAGATCATCATACTGTGTGGCGCTGTCCATCCTGTCGATGGTCAATTCGTAATCGTGGTAGGTTCCCAGCGGATAACGAATCGTCTGGCCATACATATTCCGCCCGGAATCCCTCTCCCAGACAGTGGACATTCTTTGCAGATCTGAAACGACCACATCAAACGAATAGCCATCAACCACGAGGCAACCACTTTCCGCGGTGTTGATCGGCATCCACTTTTCGGTCGGATATCTCGCTGGTTCGTCTGCTGTGATCACAAAGGTCAGATCGTCCCACACGTCCCTGTCATTCTTTCCGTAGATCAACCGGTCATTCGCAGCCACGATGTGTGCATCAAAGCTGGTATACCCCTGTGCAAACGGAACCAGAACAGAGTGTTTCAGATCCGGAGCCGTCACAAGTTCATGGAGCCTGTAGTAATCCTCCATCAACGAGGTATGCGGCGAAATCGCATAGGCGTATTCATAATACGTCCCGATCACATCGTGAAAGTGTTCGCCAGAGCGCATCCGCCCGGCATTGATCCCGGAAATGATAGTCGCCGCTCTGGAAATCTCTGTGATATTGACATCCGGAGTGAAGTCGTCGATCTTCAAAAGATTCATTATGTCCGTCCCTCCATCAGTCTCACACCGGTCCGCATGGATTCCCCAGAGTTATATGGAGCCATGACACGGGCCAGTTCACGGCCATCGATTTCCAGCACAGTAACACCGCCCCCGGTACCGCCTCGGCGTGCCAGGACGTTTTCCACGGCCTTTTCAATGGTGGATAGCGGCGCCTCGATATTGGTTCCGTGCTTCTGGTCGCCCAGAATGGCTAAGAACTCGCTATTCGGCGGAATCACTGCGCCAGTTGCCAGTTTCGGTACATTGGCATTGGTCGTTACAGATGCCTTGATTCCTCCGAATCCTTTGATTTTTTCGCGGATACCGGAGATAAATCCTCCGACCTTTTCCGCTGCATCATTGAACCAACCCATGAACGATTTTACGTCTTCTACAAGTACTCCCAGTGCATCAGCCAAAAGCTTTACCATTTCGGTCACCACGGTCAAAACCGGTTCTCCGACGATGGACAGAAATCGCTGCCATTCAGCGGACAGGTTTGCCGTTACATTTGCCCAGCTATCCTGTTCTCGTGTCGCCTGTCCAGCTGCGCCGTTCAGTTCATAGGTCTTTTCTACCGTATCCAGAAGAAGCCACTGCTTTTCCGCTTCGGTCAGGTCCTGCCAGGACTTCCCGAAGACCTCATTGGCTTTCACGCCCATCTGTGCAGCGTTGGTATATACCCCCAGAGAGTCACCGGCTTCGAAATTTCCTTTCATGAAACTGGACACCCTTGCTGTCGCTTCTTCCAGTGTAATATCATAAAAGGCCGCCGCATCGGCAGCCAGTCTTGTCGCTTTTTCAGTGGCCTCTAAGGCCTGCGCCGATTCCATACCGGCACCTTTCATCTGGGCACCGAGCTGAGAATAGGAGGATTTGATTCGGTCTGCATGGATCCCCAGTTCTTCGGATTGAGCGTTCAGCATTTCCAATGCTTTGGCGTTCTCTTCATTCTTGAAGACCTGGTCGAACTGTGCGTCCAATGCCTGAAGGCTGGCCGAAGTTTCCAACAGTGCGCTTCCGACGTCAATTACAGCTTTTGCAGTGAACGCTGTGCCCATGGCAATTTTTAGTTTCCCCATGACGCCTGTTAAGCCGGTCGCTTTCTCCGCAACGTCCTCGATCCCTTCGTCCAAACCACTGTCATCAAATATTGCTTTGAAAATAATCGCGCCAGCCTCTAAGCCAGATCTAAATACACCTGCCATGCTACCCCTCCTTTCTTCCTAGCAATTCATAGAATCTGTTGATTTCTTTCTTTTCGTCCGGGGTATAATCCACCTCGGTTTTCAGGTCCACAAGGAACCGATTTTCCTGATACCATTCACGTTCCCAGTCAGCCAGCTTCCCTTTCCGTTTCTTCTTCCGGATGTGCAGGATTGTCGAGAACGTGCATTCGTTTATCTCCATAAAGATATTCACGAAGTCCCACCAGTGCAGGAATTCCTGTCCTCTGCAGGGCTTTCCAGCGGTCTTATCCACGCCGGAAATGATATATTTTTCATCCTTCGTCCAGGAATAGTACCGTGTTTGATCCGCCTTTTTCGGCTCATCGTCTTCCCCGCAGTTCAAAAACCAGACAGCTTGTTCGCACGCTGCATCGAAGTCCTGCGGTTTTACATCCTCTTCGTACAGGATCCCGACCATGATTTCGAGTTTTTGCCAGATTGTCAGGTCGTTTCGTTCGAACTGCTTTAAAATCTCGATACACGGCCGAAAGTCCGCATTGATTCTTAATTCCTTCCCGTTCACCATCAGAGTCTTCGGGTTATATAACATCCCTCATCACCCCTTCGGCTTGAACTGTGCGATGATCGACTTTGTTTCACTCTGACGACGTTCGATTTCCTTACGGAAAATCGGAAGGACTGCCTGGATAAACCCTTCGAATACGGTCACACCGTTTCTGGTCACAGCAATCGGACTCACGTTCCGGAAAATGGCTTTATCCGCACCGTCTCCAAACACCTCGTTGATTTCCTTCCGAACGAAGGTGTCATACTTCATATCGAATTCGTTTCTGATCCGTGCCCTCTCGAAGTCGTCAGCGGCTTCGTCCATCTTCTTTTGTACCGCTGGCGCTTCTTTTTCCAGTTCCACCGCCCTCCGGTGCAGATGATCCATCATACACAAAAACCGATCCACGGTATGCGGATCGGTCGGATTGAAGGAAATGGTGCGGGAAGGATCTTCGTTGATCGACATCGTGATATATCCATCATCAATCTGCAGATTCTTCATGTTCCTTTTCCTCCTTATGCACTTGCGCTGAACGCCTTCGTTGTGGGATTGAACGTTCCCTTGGTTCGGACACCGGTGAAATGAATATTGAACGGGATCTGATATCCTTCGGTGTTTCCGCCGTGGGATACTACTTCGATCACCACTTCTTCCTTGATGGCCGGATAGGATGTCCCGGAATCTGCTCCAAAGATATCCACGTTGACCACGTCGGTCCTCAGATCGTCCATTACCTTTTCGTCATCGATGATCCCTTTCAGGTAAGTAAACAGCGGTGTTCCCTTATCTGCGATATACGGGGATACCGATGCGTTTTTGTCGTAGCTATCGATGTTGATGGAGCTCTTGCCCAGGATGTTGTTTTTCTTCACAACATTGGCTCCCATCTCGATCGACAGGTCTTCCAGATCTTCACCCAGCACTTCGTAGGTCGGTGTATCCTTATCCGGAGTGCAATTGATAAAGGTCTGGAACTTCTCTCTTTTGATTTTCATATTATCGTCTCCTTCTGATCACAAGCTGGATCTGGATCATGTACACACCTGCGCCGTCATCAGTGATATCGTAAAGAGTTCCACCGGACGTTGACATCTGGATAATCTCGTAACCCCCAGGAAGCTTCGGAAGTTCTCCATAGTCGGACTGTTCTTCCAGCCATTCAGCGAAATCTTCAAGAAAATCGCACATGTCGGCTCGATCCACTTCGTCTCGGATGTTCTCCTTTGCGTAGAACACATAGTTGTTCTCAAACCGTCGGTTCCCGAGGATGTCTTTCGATACCGCTCCGCGGCCCGCCGGGGCAATTGCCATGGTCCCCATGCCTCCAACGATATCCGTCTGAATCTCAGAGATTGGGCGCAGTTCCATCCCGTCATAGGTCTTCAAGTATTCCTGTAATGTTTTGATCACGCTCATTTCATCGCCTTTTCTGCGGCTTTAGCCACCGCCTTCATAATCGCTTTTGTTTCAGCGTTTTTCATACGTTCAAACCACTTTGAGCCACGGATCGGCGCTCCGGAGAAAGTCAGGTCGCGATCGGTCAACACCTTTCGTTCCCCTTTCTTCGCCCAGGGGCTATGTGACTTCTCGCCGATCATCACCTTACCGTAGTACAAAAAACGAGCATACGGCCCTGGGTAGATGATTTCTCCAGAGCCGATTTTTGTCGCCATTTTGCCCATACGGTCCAACGTCCCGTCGCCAAAGGGGATGTACTTCGAATTCCTGGTCAACACTTCGTTGTCCAGTGCTTTCTGGCCTGCCTCGATGACTTTGTCCATTTTCTTCGGAAAGTCTTTGTCTATTTCGATTCTGATCACTTCGC